TCACTTACTGATCTAGACACAACTTCTAGAGGATGATTTCTAGCAATACCTCTAGCTAAATTAGGATCTCCACCGCCACGCCGGTATTGAGTAAAGAATACTTTATCGTAGATTGGCCAATTAGTAAAAGCCGATGCATCTATTCCAGTAAGTGATATAGTACCAGCTTCGGAATCAGCCACGAGATCTTTTATAGCACCTAAATATGTTGTTGTAAAATCTGTTTCACTAGTTAATTCACTTGTACCTAATTTTATAGTTAATTTTTTATGCCGTAGGTATTTACCAAGTGTGATTAAATTTCTAATATAGCCATCATCAGCAAAAATAATTTCATAATCACTTTGGCTATATTTTCTAGTTAAAGCATCAAGTTTTCCACTGATAGATGCAATAGATAATACACTATTAGGATATCCTAAATTAGTATTACGTCCATGTAGAAAAGTATAAATACCATTTCCTTCAGAGCCGAGAGCATCAACGGTAATTCTAACTAAATATACTTTTTTAATGTTCTTCTTATTAAAAGAACGTTTCCAGGCCGCTGTTGTAGTAAGCATATTATTCCTACTTAGAATTATTTATATTATTCTTCGCTTAGAAATCCATACTGTTCAATAAGCGATAAAGAAACAGTGCTATGCCTCGGCCCTTGATATTTCATATCTAAATTAGAAGATTCTAAGAACATAAATAAAGGTTTTTGTGTTCCTAATCCATGATCTAATATAAATGGAAACGGTATAGAACTATATTCAATACTTTGATACCAATCTAATAATGTTTGTCTATCATTTAGTCCGGTATGTATATCTCCAGCTGTAGGCATCCATGATGGGGCTAACTCATATCTTCCAGCAAAGTCTAGTAAAGTAACACTAATCCCAGCCGTAGAAACACTAGTTTTAGTCTTACTAACTTTATGATCTGGATCCCAAGGAATTTCAGGATTTCTAGATAAATGGTAACGCTGCCCGACCCAAATTTCTCCTATTCTAGGATATTGAGCTCCAGTAAATGCTACTGTAGAAGTTATACGCAATCTTGCATATCTTACACTAGAAAATCGTAACGATGCTCCAGCTAAAAGCCATTTTCTATTATTTGTAGTTATTCCTGTAGCACTAGCTACTGTAGTTAAATTTGTAGTAAAAGTCGAATTATCAGCTACTTCTAAAAATATACTTAATGTAGCACTAAGAGCTGTAGCTATAGTTCCAAAATTATGATTTAATACTAGCATAGAATCTATATTTATAGATTCTTTTAGATCAAATAAAATATAAACAGTAACATTACCGGATATTGAACTCGGGTAGGTTGTTAAATGTGTAAATCCATCATGTAAAAAATTAGGAGGAACAGCTGTATTAGTTCTATTTTCTGGACCACCTACACCAGAATCTGCCCAAGAACCACTAGCAGACCATTGCGGTACTTGATTATAATCATCAAAAGCATTCTTACCACCTAAAATTGGTTTTGCTCTACCAAGAGCATTTAATTCACCAGCAGGTATAGCAGCAGATGAAAAAGCCACTTATACATCTCCTCTGGATTCAGCATCCCGCCATAAAGGCATAAATACATCGGCAAACCAACGCTCAGCTTGAGCTTGTGATGGCAACATCATTACAGGTTGTAATACTGGAGCACCACTACCTGAAGAAGTAGTGCCAAAGGCTTTCTTTTCTTTTAATTTATTTGCATAAGCAGAATCATCAGCGGCAGTTATACCTCCCGCACCAGCACCAGCAATAGTTGACCCTGCTGCTGCACCAATAGCGCCGCCTAAAGCTCCACCAGCTGCAGTAGCCCCAGCAATACCAGCTACTAATAGAAAATCACGAAGTCTTGTATCTCGCTCAGCTACAGCATTAGTATCTCCAGTAGTTGTATATCCATAATTTCTAGTTTGCGGAGTTCCAGAAGTATCCGCTATAAGATTACTAGAAGATGTACCAAACCCACTAGAAGATGATGTGAGCCCACTACTAGATCTAGATATAAATGTAGGAGAACTTGCATTTCCTGTAGGAAGATTATTTGCTGGAATACCAGTATTAGGTACAGCCGGCCCGGCTTTATTAAATGATGCAAATATACCAGTTAATCCAGCAGAAGCAGGACCTCCAGTTAATACACTTATTAGTGCGCCAAGTAATGACAGAAGCCCTGATTTAATTAAATCTAAAACCATTCCAGATATAAATTTCTTAAATAGCTTCCCTATATCTACAGTAGCATCATTAAAACTATCTACTATACCATCGAATAAAGTTTCAAAAGGACCTGAAAACATACCCATAAGAGATTGAGTTAATTCTTCAGATCGTTCTAATTGTTTTTCTATTAATTCTTTTTGATGCTCTTCTTGTCTCTCCGCTTCATCATCTCGTAAGGATTGTAAATATTCATTATGTTCACGTTGAGCATTAGCTATTGTTTCTAAATTAGCTAATTCAACAGTAACCATCATATTCATATCTAATATGATTGCTTTGAAAAAATCATGTGCTGCCTTCTTACGTCGTAGCATTTCTTTTTCCATACGACGCATAGCAGCATCTAAACCTGGAAATGAATTTTTCTTTGGTTTATCTTCAGGTTCTTCCCACTTTTTAATATCTATCATTCGCCAAGGCGGGCGAACAGTTGATTCCTCTTTTAATGGAGGATTCTCCATCATATTAAACATTGAATCAATAAGTTGTTTATTTCTTAATTTTTCAGCTACTTTATCTAATGCATCATTCCAAGATAAAGTTTTATCTACAGCATCGGATATTCGTTGCCCAGTAGTAGTAAGCCAAGGAATATCTGGTAATGAAATAAGTTTTTGAAATAAATAACCAAATCCCTTAGCTACCAACATTACATCTCTATATATTTGACGTAAAGGAGTAGTTATCATTTGCAATAAAACTAATAAATTTCCAATGAATTCAAGAATAACAGCTAAAATATCTCTAAATACTTGTATCGCATCAGATAAATCATTAGTTTTACCTGCACTAGAAGATACTAATCCAAGATATATTTCTAGAGCATCATTTACAGCTGTAAGTCCTCCGCGAAGTAAAGTACTATCAGTAATCATACTGCCTAATACTATACTAGAACTTTCAAATAAAGCATCCCATCTATCTTGCTGAAAACTTAAGGTTTGAGTAATAATATCAAACCCTTCAGCGACACGACCAGTTTTATTAGCCATGTCTAGTAAGACATCTTCAGCTAATAATCCACCATCAATCACCGCGCCGAAGAATGCACGCATCGCACGAACGTTTCCAAAAAGATTACCGATTGACTCATTTGTAAGATTTGTATTATATACGATTTCTTGTAAGAATGGAATTAACCCCTTAGTTTTAAGAGTTAAAGAAGTAAATTCAATTCCTAGTCTAGCAGCTTCATCTTTAGCTGCTTTTGAAGGTTTTTGTAAAGCTGTAAATATTTGATTTAAGGCAATAATAGAGTTTTCTGTAGCTATACCTCTATTAGTTACAGCAGCTAATACAGCTAACATTTCATCCATATTAGCATTAACTGCATGAGCCGCTGGGCCAATAAAACCAATATTTCTAACTAAATCTGTTAATGTAACATTTAATCCGCGATCAACTGTTACAAATAAGGCATCAGCGACATCATTAACATTAGATAAACTATGTTCAAATCCTCGAGAAAGACCGATTAAACCAGTCATAGCATCGCCGGTTGTTGATAAACCGACTGTTGCTAATTTATTAGCTGAAACCATGATATTTGTTGCATCAGTTACTTCTTTAATACCTGATGAAACAACATTATAAAAAGCTTCAGCTTGAGCTTGTGGGCCTTGACCAAATCTTCCAGCAAATTCTATTGATTTTTGTCCTAATTCTTCTGGAACTAAACCACCTTTACCGGCGATAGTTTTTATTTGAGCAATTTTTAACTGAAATTTAGATGCTTCATCTGTTGCTTTTGCAAAAGTATCAGCTAATTCTCTAACTATATTTATAGGAAGTTGAGTTAGAGTATAGCCTAAACTTAAACCAATACCTTGTAAAATTGAAGCTTTAGATGTTGCTGCACCAAATGAAGCAGTTAATGCTTTGAATGCTGATTCAGCTTTTTTTGCATCAGCAGGAATAGAAGTTCCTGCGCTTTGTTTAACCGCTTGACTTAATTTACTTAAATTAACAGAAAATTCATCGACAACTTTAGCGACGATTGCTAATGTAGCTCTAGCTTCTGAATTTTTAGCCATTATTAGCCTGCATTAGCCTTTCGTTGCATCTCTTGAATATATTCTAATATTGGATCTAAGATATTTACTGTCTCTAAGAATCTATGATCTTGTTCTAAGAATCCACCTGAATACGGTAAACACTTAAATCTTTTATAGTTAAACCATAATGCAAAAAGTTCTACTTCTTCTTTATATTTCAATTGATATCTAATAGGACAAATATCAAACTTAAATCCATTCTTAGTAATGATTGGATTTTCTGCTTTTCCTATACAACCTCTCTCGTTTTGAAGCTTTTGTTTCTTGCAGGATTTACAATCCCAAGTGACCGCTGAATGATTAGTTAAATGCAGACTTGCAATCCTGCTTATTCTTTTTTTTGTGCTTCAGTTACAGATGTTGAATCAACTAACTCCTGATAAATCTCAAGTAAGAATTGAGTTTCACCATGAGTTAATAAATCTTTAGCATCTTTAATTTCTTGACCTGTAGTATCTTGATAATTTTCTACTTTTATAACATGATTCAAAACTGCCTTCTTAACTGCTTTTAGATGCTCGTGCATAGAATTGGCTTCTAATAATACTATATCTCGGCGCTGAGCATCATTAGGTGCTTTAAGATGAAAAGTTACAGGATCTGAATCTTTATGATTATCAAACGCTGTAGGAATAAATGTATATATACTTCCAGACGGTCTGCCTTTTGCTTTTCTCATACTTTAATCCTCTAAGATATAGTATTCATCGTTTGAAGCACTATATCGCATATCAGTAAATGTTGCATTCCAGGTAGCTACATCAGATTTAGGTGCATCTACCTTAGAAACCTTAAGCTGGGCTTTACGAGAAATATATTTAATTCTACTTCCCGCTATATTAGGCCCGGTTCGAGCTATAACTTCAGCTGTAGTACCATTCCAAGCATCTCCTAAATAAGCTACGTTTTCATCCTTAAAATAGAATAAAATTTCACCAGTAACTCGGCGAGGAGCTATAAGTTCTAATCCAGAAACTCTAGCTGTATTAGCTTCTTTTAGAAGTGGACCAATTCCAGTAACTACGGAATCTTTATAAGAAATAAATCCGAGAGAAGTTCCGCCGATTGAAAGTCCACAAGCAGTACCGCCTTGAATAGTTCCATCAAATGTTGCAGTTGGAACTACAGCAGCAATAACATCGGCCGACGTAGTTGCACCTACGGCCGGAGTAATAGTTAAAACTCCAGTAGTTGCATTATATGCCGTACAAAGAAATCCAGCTCCACCATTATCTAAAGCTCCAAACTTAAGCTTTAGTCCAACGGGATTAAGCTTTTGTCTATCAGCTAAAAGTACTGGAGGTGAAGTACCACCAGCATATGTATCTCCGTGTGGATTACCATAAATAAAAGACATAACAGAAAATCCACCGTCGAACGCCTCAGACGGTATATTTCCTTCACCAGGAATATCTGCCTTTAGATTTGCAATCCAACACCCAGATAATAATTCAGTCTTAGATTCTCTAGAATTGTGCTTTAGAATCATAAGCGACTTTGGTGTAGTCGCTACCATAACATAAGTACAACTAATTCCACCGGAAATCGCAACAGTGCCACCTAAAGCTGCTTGCCAAATAGGCGATAATGGGCTTTCAGTTCCTGCAGCATTAGTTCTAATTCCGGCAGTACCAGATAGCGTGCCATGGCGTTTACCTTCAACTAAACCTTCTAATGAAGGAGAGCCATTAAATTCATTAATTTCATGCCAATCCTGCACTGGCTCTGAATCAAGAGCTGTAAATCTAATTGCATCTCCAGCAGCAAAAGTAATATTTGCTGCATCATTAGTAATCATATCATAAGTAGATTCTAACTTTGCAAAGAATACATCGGCATCGCCGGTAATTGGTGTTTGTCCCATAATTATTCCTCACTTTCCATTTCCGGCCCTTCTGCCGTTATTTCATGATCTTGATTTTGATATAAAATCCAACCCATATTTAATAGATCTTGAACATCTACTTCAGCTATAGGCATAGGATTACCAATAAATTTTTGATTACCATATATTGCATCCTTTAGATGCTTTGGAGGTAACATAAAAACATCTTCATTAGATGCAAACATATTAAACTCCATTTCTATCATATAAAATAGAAATATCGAAAGTTAAAATAAAGAGTGTATCTGAATCATCGCTTTCATTTATAGTAGCGAATAAGGTATCTATCTTTCCTGGAATAGCTTCAATAACTGTATTTCCTAAAGATAGATTAGCATAAATCATATCTATACAAGCAGAAGCATATCTATCCATCATTTTCTGACCATCTTCAATAGATGTGCCTCTATACTTGAGAGCCATTTTACATTCGATACGCCATATCTTTTCTCTAATATCATAAGGCTCTATTGTTTCGGCATAGATAAATACAATTGGATTAAAATTAAGATCTGGAGCTAAACCTTTATAATATTTTACTGGTCTAGGAATAGTATTATTAGCTAGACCTTCATCTACTTCAACAGCAGCTAAATAAGTAGCATAATTATTAGCTACAGTAGTATGTAGCACATCAATAGCTCTGGATATATATCTAGCTACCATTATTTTATACTACTTTTAATAAATTTTCTAAAAGCTAATTTAATATTAGTATCTGTATAAGTTGCTAATATATTAATAACCATTTCTTCAGTTGCCGGGCGCCATAGCATAAATGCACGTCTAGGCATTTCAGTAGGTGGACCAATTTTCTGTTTAATTTTACCGCCCCAATGAACAGCGGCCGCATATTTTAATCCAGTAGTACCAATACGCATTCGTGTATGAGTTATAGATAGTGGAGTAAATCTATCTTTTAATTTTCCAGTAAGAATTAGATTAGCTGAACTATTTCCTACTTGACGCATTTTCCAAGCTGCGTACTGTTTATTTAATGGTGCCCAAGTTTGACCAACTAATTGTCCTTCAGATTTATGCTGCTTTTTTAATTCTGGAATTAATATTGGATGAATTTTTTTCCATGCAACTCTAAAATCATACATATCTTTTCGAAGTCTTTTAATACTTCGTTGAAAAGCTAACATATCTTGAATTAGAAGTGCACCTTTTATCATAAATTTAGAACTTTGTATCTCTAGTAAACCACGGTTCAATAGCCGCATTAACTCCAACTCCAGGAGCACTTACAGCAGTTGTTCCAGTTACAGCAGATTCAGCTAAAATTGCTGCCCAAAAAGCTTGTCTAGCTTGTAAATCTAATAGAAATTTTTCAAAATCCTTTAGAAGATCAATTCCATCTTGATTTTTACCATCACCACCAGTAGCAGCTAAAACACGTCTAACCCGGCCCTCAGCATAATCAGTAACATATTTTCCGAGAATACGTTTAGCTTGAACATCGGTATATGGCGCGGGTAATCCAATAGCTTTTAATGTAGAATTTATTAAATCTTCTGCTTCATCCAACCAGCCAGCGACTTGTTCGATGGTTGGTTGTGTTGAAGAAGAAAATCCTGCAGTATAAATATTATTTAATCTAGAGGAAACATTATGATGATACGCATAAAGACTCATTTAATATTTCCTCCTTAAATTTAGGAATTTGAAACTGAAATAGGTTTTGAAATCGAAGCAGGTTTTGAAATTAAAGCAGGCTTTGTTGACAACTTATCTAAAAGCTCTTCAACTTCTACAATCTGCACATTAGCATCATAAATAAAATCTCTAGGATTAAGATTGGTAAATGAAGTCTTCTTACCACGCTCTACGCACTTCATTTCTCCACTCTTACCGTCCCGAATTAAAAATTTAGCTCCACGCGAAGTAAGATGAAACATTATAACTCCTAGAGGGATTGGAATTGGAGACTAGAAAGAAAAGGCTAAAGACTAATCTCCAATTCCGCTCCCAAAATATTAAATAACAAACTTGAGTGCAGACTGCCAGAATTGATATCCAACATTTCCGCGCCAGCGAGCTTCATATAGAAACTGCTCTCGATTCATCGCAGCATAACCTTCTTCTAACGATGAAAATTCAAGAGGATCTCTATCCTGAAGTAGCAAACTTGCCATTCCCGAGTCCATATTTAACATATACCAATCATCAAGATCAGTAAGTCTGGCACTGAAAACAGGTTGAATATTTAATCCAGCAAACCCGACATTAGATGTGTTAGAAATTAACTGTGAATTGAGAGCTTCTAACAAAGACTTACGCAACGACGGATGCGCAACAATCTTAATGTTAGAAAGGGTCTCAATAAATGGCTCTCCATTCTCTGCCTTAAAGGAAAGTAGAGTTTGAATACCAGTATTGATATCAGTTTGAAGATTAGCAGTAGTTGTACCACTACCCGCTAACAAATTGTCTTGAGTACCAACACCGGCGACACCACGATCAGCATGAGCATTGGCAAACAATGCTCCGCCATCATAGCAAAGACCTAATGTTGCTGAGGTTCCGTTTACAAGAGCATTAATCAACATCTTATTCTTATGACCAACGGCCACAGAAGCAAGCTGTTGAATGCGTCGTGTAATTCCAGTATATTGCTGATCATCAAGATCTTTACGTCTAACCGCTAGGCCAGCCTTAAAGATTTTATTGGTGATTGTGTAAGTAGTATCCGAGAGAGGCTTATAAGCCACTTCATCAACTAATTCCTCCATCTGAGGAGATTCACCAATCCAAGCATACTTTTCATCAGCACCATCAGACGGAATAGTATCTGCAATTAGTGGAACTAACGAAGAACGCTCCGCGCCAGATAATGCTCTAAAAAACGTACCTCGAATGCCGCGCGCTAGCACCGAGGGAGTATATAAAGTAGTCATGTTTTATTCCTTTCTCCCTTAATTAGCTGGCTAACGCCACGCCCATCTTTACCCAGCCACTAGTAGCAGAAACATACCTAACTAAGATTCCACCTCTAGGCTCATTAGCGGCTTGTGTATTAGAGAATGTTTGTGCATCCGAAAAGAATACAATATCTCCAATCTCTGATTGTGTAAGACCAACACCAACGAATAGATATGTACCTTCTTGAACAAGGATTTCCGCTGCTCCTGCAGCGCCAGAATTAACAACTGTTGCTACAGCAACTCCAACACAACCTTTGTTTGCTGCAGCAGCAACGGCAACAACGGCATATCCAGCACTATTAATCATGACTGAATCACCAGCCGTGATGGTAGTAGTAGCTGCCATCGGATATGATAATAATTGTCCTAGATCCTTAGATGCTCTAGCACCCATGGTTAGATTACCTCCGATAGTTTCTTAACTGTACCATCAGCTAAAGTGGCCATGCCATCAGCTGAAATAGTAATGATCTCAGCAGCCGAAGCAATATCCTTCATCGAGATACGAAACTTACTAGAAAATTCCTTATCTCCAGCATTCTCAATCTGGCGCCTATCTTCTGGAATATCAGCCACAAGTATTTCCTTAGTTACCTTAGGTAAGGTTGCAATAAAAGTATCTAACTCCTCTAACGAAGACTTAGAAGCAAACATCTTAAGAGCTTCAATATTTCCAGCAAAAGCCTTACCTTCAGCTAAAGCCTTATTAATCGAAGCTTCCTTAGACATTTCAACAGTAGTCTTTAATCCTTGCTCAAGAATAGAAGTCTTAGCTTCATTCTTCTTAGAAGAATCCTCAATCTGATCTACACGCGCTGCTACATCTTTGACGGTCGCCGTCAAACCAGTAACAGCCTGCATTAGCGCATTAAACTGGTTCTCATCCATTTTACTATCCTCTTGTATAATTGAAGCATTTATAATAGAATCAATTAATCCTAAATTTTGTGCTTCTTTTGCTAACCACCAGCGACCATCCGCTAGAGGCTTAAGTTTCTCGATATCAATATTTCTACCATCAGAAACCGATGACATAAATTGATTTGCGAGATTATTAATAATATCCTGTTGAGCATCTATGTTATTAAGACTAATTTCTACTCCAGGTGTACCAACGCCTTTATGCTCACCAGAACGAATAATTATGGCTTTTATACCCATGTCACCATACATCTTTGAGAAATCATGAAGAACAGTATAAACACCAATAGATCCAATAGTAGATGATTGAGTTGCTTTTATACTTTTAGTTTGAGAAGCAATCCAATATGCGGCTGAAGCAGCCATTCCATCTACATGAGTCTCAATAGGCTTCTTCTTATTTACTTCTTTTATATAAGAAACAAGTTCTAGAAGCCCGGAAATAGACCCACCTGGAGAATCCATGTTTAGAGTAATATTTTTAACATTGGGATCATTAACAGCGAGCTTCAAAAGATTTTGAGTATCAACAGTTGAAGTTGCAACTATGCTATAATACTTAAAATATTTAGGAATGGTTTTTAAGATCATTCCTTTAATTGGAATAATTGCTGTATTTCCAATTACTTGATATTTTGTATCTTCAGAAGCTTGAATATTAAGAGCCTGGCTTGAAATTTCTTTAGGAAGATTTCCTATAAAAGTTTCAAGATAAGAAAATTCACAGGCCCAATGTGTATTATTCAGATTCATTTACAGGCTCACTTTTCTTATTAAGATCATTTATAAATTCACCAATAATAGTATCATTTTCAGGAAGTGGTAAACCTAATTTTTCTAGGGCCGCCGATTCAAGATGTTCTCCACGGCGCACTACACCACTATCAATTAAAACTGCTAGTGTTTTTAATGATTCTTCATAATTCTTTATTGGTAAATTTCTTACTTTAAGCTTTGGGCAATTAGCCGTTGGATAATTCATTACTTGTAAATGTCGTATCGGAGACCATCCATCAGCACCAAAATTGAACTTACCAGTAATAAAGTTAGCGTCGCCAATAACACTAATACCGAATCCACCGTGTATGACATCGGCAAGTGCAAACGATCCAAACTTTGCTGAACCCAAGGAATTATGTTGTGCTCCAACATTTACGAATATCTCCGTATTTTGTCGGTTAATCGCTTGTTCTATATCTGTTCCAGAATCTTGTTTAGTTTCTAATAAACTAACTTCAAACCCGGAAGGAGTTACTAAAAACCCTTTCTCGTTAATTCTAAGTTCAGCTAACGCTAACTCAAAATTATCTCTATCAGATGCAGAATAATCTTCTGGTAATTTACCCCAAGGAGTACCTAAACCATAACGTTCATGTTTAATTGCGTCTATGATTAGATATCTAATTTTAAGTTTCCAAGGACCAAAAGCAGATCTTGCAGTTGGAAAACCAGTAAAGATAGCACCTTCCTGCTCTTGAGTAACTCTTAATATTAAATTCTTCTTTACATTAAGAGCTTTAGTCGAATTAGGACTATTTGTTAGATGCTGATAAAAAGATTCTAAAATACGTTCATTATTTGCATTAGATACAAAAGAATCTACTGTCCAAGCAGGAATATGATGTATTCCATTAAATAAAATTCCATTTCCTCGGCCTTTATGCAAAGGAAAACGATCTATCGGATAAGTTGCTACCGAATCAGTAAATTCCTGTAATGAAAATCCATCACGATGAAATAAACAAGTATTTCTAAGAGCTTCATCAAAATCTAAAAGTTCTGTTAAATTCCAATGAATGTATTGAGCGCATTCAATATCTTCTGGTTTATTAGTGGGAGCTTCAATAGTCCATAATCCAGCCCGAAGTGGATTAATTCTATAATTTAATGATGCTCGAACATAAGGATCGACGAGCATCTGCCGAACAATACCTATTTGTGTCGGCGAGCCATACCACTTAGAACCTTTTACTTCAGAATTATGTTCTAGAGATTCTATAACATTTCCAAAATAAGAAATGTTTTGTGAAACTCCAGCGCGTAACCGCTTATGTTGCGGTTCTGCTATTGCTAAAGTTTTCTTTCTAGAAAATAAATTAGAAAACCAGCCCACGGAGGATAGGATATATCACGAGACAAGACTTGCCTAGTCGGGTTGCCCGATAGCCTGGTTTTCTGAATGCCTGACATTGACTATTTAGAACGAATAAAGACCAAATTTCTCTTTGAGACGCTTTAATTCATCTCGTTCTACATAGTAACGTCCAGTAATAGAACGCCTAACCTTAGACTTATTCAATGGTGAAGTTTCACCATTAATAGCATTTTCTGCCCAACGCTGCGCTGTCCTAGGATCTATTTCCAAAACAGCAGCTAATGTTCCAGGAGTAATTTCATTATCGCGTTTAGCTGTCATTTAATTAATGATGGATTTTTTTAAGGAAATACCATCTAAAACCAAGAAAGGAAAACTATGAACCATCGACTGATTCGACCAATTCGACCGATTCGAGGATACGGGGCTAACCCCGAGGATGTCAATAGCGGGATAACCCTCAATGAGAATAACCCTAGAAACTACCACGAAACTTCTGTTTAACTTTTTCATTTATATCTTTAAGTTTAGATTCAATATTTTCACTTGGTTTGAAAGTTCCTATTCTTTTATTACCATGCATTAAAGCTAAAATAGCTGTACTTGCTAAACCTTCAGCAACATCTAAATGGTTTGATGCTGTAGATTCACGTACTTGCATATTTCCTCTATACATTTTCCAAACTGCACCATTTAATTCTTGAAGCAATCTTAAAACATTTGGATATCGAATTAAACGATGCATAATAAGGCGTTCTATCTCAGCCCATCCTGCGTCACGAAAGTTTTTTCCATATTCAGACTCGAAGACACTATGCACTAAATGTCCATAAGACTTTTCCTTTAACTTTTTAACAAAAGGCTTAGCCCAAGTTACAGCTTTAGCATTCCTACAATCTACCCATAATCCTATGAGATTTGGATATTGTGGTAAAATTATATCTACAGTTTCTTCGATTGAATTTGGTTCTATACCATAGGTAAAACTAATTTA